CTGTTTTTAGAAAGCTACCCCGAAGACCGCGAAGGTCTGGAACGATTCCTGCGTTGGGCACATGTTCAGTACGGGTATCAGTATGGGTAGCCTTGTGCCTGGTGTGCCCTTGATCTACGAACGTGTGGACGGCACGGTGTACTCCAGACGTGTGGGAGAACTTGCTCGCACAGTGGTGGGCCATGATCATGATCCTAGGACCAGTGATGGCAGACCTGTGTATGACCATATACAGGAAGATAAAATGTGGGGAGAGATTCGGCGAACGGCCCGGACCAATCCCACTTTACAAGACGCCCTGGAACGTGCTATAATGATCTATCAACTGAGCAAGACCACATGAGTGAAAAACTACACATTTCAAACGAGATGCGCCAACTGGACGTCAAGAACAGAAACTTCTATGATGAACTTGACTCAGATGAGCGCAAGAAATTCTCCACGTTTTTAATGTTGCGCTGGGGCTCAGCAGTAGATGGTGCTCAGGAACTGCAAGAATACTATGTGCAGAGCTGCAACCACTATCTCAACAAGCACTTTTTTGACATAGGCCGTCATCCCAAACTGCAATGGCTGTGTGCTACTGCAATGAGTCCGGGCATGGGCACAATGCGACATCCTTGGATTGCTCCCAAGAAAAAAGAAGCAGGACTCAGTGCCAAACGTAAAGCCTTGATGGAAATATATCCCACCTACAAAGACGACGAAATTGACGTAATGGCACAATTGGTTACACAAAAAGAACTAGATGTATACAATCGAGACTCGGGTAACACCAAAAAGTAATCAGCATGACCCATGTGTGCGAATATTGCAAAAAAGAGTTTGTGAGAGAAACATCTATACAGGCGCACATGTGCGAACCTAAACGTCGTAGACGTGAGCGTGACGAACCAGGACCAAGACTGGGGTTCCAGGCCTACATTCGCTTTTATGAGAGCATGGCAGGATCGTCCAGAAACAAAACACATGATACCTTTTGTGAAAGCAGTTACTATCGTGCGTTTGTGAAGTTTGGGCACTACTGTGTGAACACTCGAGTGATCAATCCGGAAAGATTTATGGGCTGGTTGTTGAAACACAATCGCAAGATTGATCACTGGTGCAGCGACAAGGTGTACACAGAATATCTAGTGGATCATCTAAAGGTGGAAGCAGTGGATGATGCACTTGCACGAGCCATAGAGTTTGGCATAGACTGGGCAGAAAAAAACACCAGCCCTGCACATGATTGCATGAGATACGGCAATGCTAATGTGTTGTGCTATGCTGTGACCGCAGGTAGAATAAGTGCCTGGGTAATTTACAATTCAGAATCCGGGCAGAAGTTCCTGAGCGAACTAGACACCACACAGGTTGCTATGATATGGCCCTATATTGACAGCGATGCCTGGCAAAAACGATTTCAGGATAGACCCCAGGATCAGGCCTATGCCAAGAATATTTTGAAACAAGCAGGATGGTAACATAATGATCACCAGCGTTTACTCCGCAAGCACATGGGTCACAGTATCAAACCCAATTGGAGCATCCATCAACAACAATACTCCTAGTGCAGGTCTGGTACGATACCATAACAGTCAAATGCAGGTGTATGATGGCTACACCTGGCTTACCATTGGCGGTGGCTCTAGTGTGGGTCTTACAGCCAATGCTGAAGAAGCACTGGCCTGGGCATGGCTAAAGATGATGCAAGAGAGAGCAGCCCAGGACCTGGCACAAAAGCATCCGGCTGTGGCCGATGCACTGGATGCTGTGCGTCTAGCTGAACAGCAATTGAAAACCGTTGTGGCCTTGTGTACAGTATGAGCGCAGACATTGACATTGACTTTGCTGATCGCGAACACATACTGAAACTGATTCAGCATACTCCTGCACGGCAGATCACAGATGGGCGACCTAGACGTCACAATTCAGGAGTGTATGTCACAGACATTCCGCAAGATCCTATCAATCACTGTGCTGCTATAGACTACGAGTCAGCAGAATCACGTGGCTACTTCAAACTGGACTTCTTGAACATGAGTGTGTATCAGTTGATTAAAAGTCCTGAGCACTATGAAACTGTGCTTGTGGCCACACCTCCTTGGGCAAGATTATGGCAAGATCCTGAATGGGCACGCCAGTTGGTTCATGTGGGCAATTATGGACATTTGCTGGAAACCATGAGGCCTGACAGCATACCCAGGATGGCTGCATTTATATCGATCATACGTCCGGGCAAGGCGCACCTGCAGAATCAAGCCTGGCCCACAGTGTTTGATTCAGTCTGGGATGGAGATACCAGCCGAGGATATACATTTAAAAAGGCGCATTCTATAGGTTACGGTGCTCTGGTAGCACTGCACATGAATCTGTTAGTCTAGGCGTCTCACAAGAGTAATTGATTTGCGTTTGCCCTTTCTGCGGGCAATGTCATTTAGACTGCACACAGGACCGTGCAGGATTTCCAGATCTTTGTTGACAAATGTGCGAAGGCACAGGCGAAATTCATCCCATTCCCCACGCAGGAATATGTTGATAGGAATGCTTCTGTTGCTTTCCCACCACCAGGTGTTGGCCAGATCAAGATAACGCCGTTTTTGTTCTGAATCTTTGACAGTTCCAAAGTCATAGATGGTTGTGATAACATCATCTCTGTTTTGCACAATCCCCACATATTCATTGCTGGCGTAAACGCACAAGGTAATAAACGGATATTTGTCAGCTAGTTTTTGAAATAAGTCTTTGCCCATATAGTATTAGTTTGGATATTTATACCAAGGCTCCTAAGGTAAATATTGTTTGGAGCGTCCTATGTATTCAACCCCTGTTTATCTTTATCAGCAAGTTCAGCGAATTTTATTAGTAGATACCAGCGGCGCTTATTTTGACCGGAGGTGGGACCCTGTGTATGCAAAAAAATTAACTGTCAACAAAGGTGTTGACAATGTGATCTTGTTTGAGTTTGTGAATCAAGATCAAAAACCTGTGAATATCACAGGGTCGGCGCTGAAGTTCAGACTGATCAATCTGGCTGGCAATCAACAGCTGATTGAAAAAGAAATGGTCATAATCAATGCTCAATTTGGTCGTGCCAAGGTAACACTCAGTGCTGCAGAAACCACAGAGTTTCCTGCAGAACCGTCGAGCTATGCAATTGAACGTGCCAGCGGTGACCTAGTTGAAGCAGTGTTTGTGGATGCACAGGCTCTGGCCCGTGCTGATGTGGACATTGTGGATTCTGTGCAGCCACAGTTTGTGCCCAGCGGTCTACTAAGCATTCCTACCATTTATGGTCCAGAGGTGTATATAAATCCTGTGCTGCAGGGCAACTATCCTGACTGGGCACTGAACCCGCCACCGGGCAATACCAATGCAAATCCTCAGAGATACTCGAGTTTTGTGTCAACCACAGGTGCAAGCATGACCACATTTCAGTTGGAAATGGATCACTTCACTGGCAACATCAAGGCACAGGCAGCACAAAATTATGAATCAATCTGGGCAGATGTTTCGGATATCTATCAATACTATAATCGCACCGGGACAGAACCCATCACAGTGCCGGGATATCATCCTTTGCTACGTCTAAGTCTTGACTCCTATCCAGGCACAGCACAAATTCAATTGGCCACAGCCACAGCAAATGGGGCAAATGGGGTGATCACTTCTATCACTGTGAATCAAGGTGGTTACGGGTATCTGGCACCACCTAGAGTCAACATCATTGGGCTGGGTGCAGGTGCCGTTGCTGAAGCAGTAATTACTGGCACCTCAGTATCTGCCATAAATGTTATAAACGGCGGAACAGGATATGTGACCAACCCGGCCACTAATCAAGTGGCTGCAATAAGCATCAATACCGGAGCCGTGACAAGTATACTAGTTAGATGAAATTTAAAAAAATTGTAGGGTTTGGTGATTCCTGGATGTTCGGCGATGAACTACTGGATCCAGAACTACAACGACAACATTCAGATGCACACACATGCTGGCATCAAAACAACGCCTATCGCAACAGTCATAACTTCCTGGGCCAAGTGGCACAACACTATGGTATACCCATGGAAAACTTTGGAATTGCTGGAGGCAGCATGCAAAGTTCCATGTGGACATTTTTATGGTGGTTGGATCACGAGCCCGAGCCAGAACAGTGCCTGATCTTGATTGGACACACAGACTCAGATCGTCTGAGCTTTTACAATCCCAATCATGTGAGCTACGCCAACGATCCTCCCTGGAATCGATTTATACACTCAACCTGGGTGGAATACGGCAGCAGTGTGGTTCCGCAAGAATTTAGAAACATGGTCAAACAACA